TTGCCCTGCGTCGTCCCATTAAATCTCTGAAAGAGGCTGAGATCGCTCCCGGTGGGACCTCATCGGCCATACGTGACGTGCCTTCTGCGTCAAGAAATTCTCTGCGTATGGGAGTTGTAGTCATTAACGCCATCGCTGCACCCAACGGCGGAAGATCGTATGCCGTGGGAGCCAACCCAGTTAAGGATTGATTGGCTGTTAAATCAGTTGTCGAAACAGAAGTCAGCGGAGACTTGTACATCACTGTAACTTTTTTACCGGGCCACGCTGGAGTGTAAAGAATCAAAGCCAACCCGCTAGAGAACGTAGTGGTATCCCGGTTACGTTTAAGTGTCCACGAAGTGATCTCAGGTTCGGTTGCTTCCACTCCTACATCTGCGTAAGTCACAGAGTAAATAGAGTTAATTTCATCGGAAGTCAATCCCGCTAAGTTGTATCCGTCAACGCTTGCGTTGTAATCGAAACTGGTTGTTTTCATTTGGAACAACCCGTTATCTGGTGACGACAAATCGTTAAGATCATCGTTCAACGACTGAATGATTCGGTAAGTAGGGAACTTCGGAGACACTCTTACAAGGTCGCTGTTAGCGTGCGTTGTTGCGGTAGATCCCCCGTACCCTCGGAACACGCTAAGAGTGTTACCGCCCGCTACGCCGGTCACATAAAACATTTCCGAGTTGACTTCAAACACAACGCCTTTAGCCCAGCTACTTGCCACACCTTGGACTGTGATTGTCGTTTGCGACGTGCTACTAATAGCGCCAGTTAAAACATCTAGTTCTTCTACATACCCCGAGAGCAGCATGTCCCGAGTAGCGTCAATCCATGCTTGGGTGGTACTCATCCTAAGAACTCCTGTAGCTGCTTCTGCCCTTTCTTACTTACCGCTTTACCAGCTTTGACTTCCCACTTTGTACGAGCCTGAGACTCTAACTTCGCAGCACCAACAGTGCTAGGAGGCTGCAACCCTTCCTGCCTTAACCGCTTGTACGCAGCAAGATCAGCTTCCTTGTTCTTCTCATTCTGGCGAGTAGCTTCTAAATCAATCGGGCGAGAATCGTGAGTGCCGCCTCGTGTGGGGAAAGCCGCTGGCGAAACTTGAATACTGCCATAGTATTTAGAAAGCGGCCCTTCGCAGTTCTCGCATGGCTCATCGTGGCTTTCACTGAACTTGTGAAACACATCCCAAATGGTGTAACAGTTAGCGCAACGGTAGGAATACATAGGCATTAGACAGCAGCTCCTACTCTTAATTTATACCCTGCGGCTATAAGGATGTCTTGTTCCGTAGCCGTTAAATCGTCTGGGCACTCATGTCCCCCGTAAATCACACGGGTAGCTGTGCTCTGATCGGCTGGCATAAACGTTTGCACTGAAGCGTTGTTAACAATAATAAGATTTGTGCCTCGGCTTTCCGGCTGGTAATGACGGAACAAAGCGAAAGAAACAGGCGTTGGTTGGTGACGTGGCCCGACCATAGGACGCACGTTTGCTACTGGCATCGGGTCGATGATGCGATGCAACGGCACCTCGGGTGTAGTGGCTTTGACTTGGATAGTGCCAGCGTAGAAAGTGTAATTGCCGTCCACGTCATGTGAGTTAGCGACCGTAGACGTAGCAGCAATCGTGCCGACTACCGCCCCATCAAGGATAACTTCAATGGTGGGAGCCATCGTGGTCGTAACCGCAATAGCCGCCGGGTTTATCTGCTGCCCGATAAGCAAACTAATTGCAGGAAGTGAAGCCGTAAGCTCTATGCCTTCATGCGCTTCCACATAGTTAGCGTCAATGTCAATGGTGTCTGCGACAGTAGCGTCTACTGCTATTGTTCCCGGCGAAACCGTTGCCGGTAAACCAGCTACCGCAGAGAACTGAGTAGTAACCCCTACCGTGGCAGGGAAACAAATAACCGTGTAAGCGTTACCAGATGAAGCCGGTTCCCTATAAGTGTAAAGAGAATCCCTATACGACATCCCCGACTTGCGGTACGGGAAATCAATAGAGGTAGGGATCGTTGCGACAACGCCAATAACACCAACATTGACCGTAGAATCGCTCGTGTTGTAAGCGAAACTGGCCTGTCTATATTGTATGCCTGACTGCCGGTACGTCATCGCAAAGACCCATCCCTCTGAAGAGGCTAGCTCTTACCTATAGAAGCAGTTTCCGGGTCACCCACACGGGTAGCCGCAACAGCCTTCGCGATAGAAATAAGAGCAGCGACCCCTGCAATCTTCAAGGAGTCGCCCCAATCTGGGCCGGGTACCGCCATAGCAGCAGCCCAAGCCTGAGCGAACGTAGCTACGCCACGCTCTAATGAGTCTTTAATAAAACGCTGGGTGAACAATGTCTGTCCTTTTGATCTTCATAGCTTCCCATGTAGCAGGGCCAACTATGCCGTCTGGTTTAAGGCCGAAGGCCCGTTGCCACCTGATTACCTTTGCTTGGGTGACACGCCCAAAAATACCATCTTGTTGGGCACCCACGCAGGCTTGCACAAAGCGAACAGCGTGAGACCTTGAACCCTTCTTCAATAAACCGGGATAAGAAACCAGTCCATCTTCAGGTTCTTTAGGTAACACCATTGTCGGTGTGTCACTAACCATGCGGCGACGGATAAGTGCCCGTAGATCTGGCATCGAGAACGAAGGATCAACTTTACGTGAAGTCCATTCCTTATGTCCCGCTACTGCCACATCAGGATTCCAGTTGTGCCCGTCGCACAGAAAGGCGCACAAGTCTACCAATGCGTCCATCTGAGCCTCGGGAACATCTTGCCCTAAACCGTCGTTAATAATAGAAACCCCGATAAGGCGACCATTCGCACTGATCTTTCCGGGGCCGGTAGCGTTTCCCGTAACAGGAAGGTTTTTCTGCATACGAGTCAGGACGGTTTGCATTCCCCGCCCAGCGTGGTTTGCTTTCACGTTCTCAGTTGTCAACGTAACTATGGTGCCGTCACGTTTAATGAGATAATTGTAAAGCGGTCCGGGTACTTTGTTGACGCCACGTACGCACATGGCGATAACAGCGTCGGGGTCTGCTTTAGCGTTTGAAGCGGTGTGATGCACGACAATACCGACGGGCGACAAGGGTCGTCCGCTGGTTACTTTGTTTGGTGCGTCAACAACATTCATTTCTTAATAAATTAGTTTGACCCAAGCGCCAGCTACAGGGTCGTACTGGTAAGGGGTGGATTCATGGTCGTCAGGCTGTGGGGGTATTCCCTCGGGTAAACCAGTGGTCACATCGTCACTGTCCGTTTCAGGTCTAGCTCCCGGCTTGAGTTGTCCAGCGTTCGGGCCAGTCGTGTAGTAGTAGTCGCTTGCCATGATTAGCTCTTTGTCCATGTGGCTGTTGGTTGTGTAACGGTCTGGGTCAAAGTGCTGTTGCTTGTGTGGGTAGTTTGATTCTGCCCGTCCGCACCAGTGTTAAACGAAAGAATGTCGCCTGCTGTTCCCGTAGCAGTGGAAGCGCCGTAAACAATGGTGTAGTCGCCAACTGTGTACGTTGCTTCACCTGTGCCGTCGGTGGGGAGCTTAAACACAACGCACTCTTGACGATCAACGCTGTTCGTCGAGAGACTTGCAATGCCGTAGATGAATTCGTCGTTAGAATCAATCTTTAGATCTCTGAAATAGGCGGCGTTCTGCACGCTGCTGCCATCAGCAGTTCGGTAAATCAGGATCTTGCGTTGCCAAATGTTGGCTTGATTAGCGATGTCATGCTTAAACAGGTAGTTCTGTGAAGGAGTATTGCCGTTGTCCCTAGAGATGAAATAAGCGTAAGTGTCAGTTGAGTCGTTGATCGGCGCTGACTCACAGTTGAACAGGGTAGGTGTTGCTGGGCTGTCCGCTGCGTTGATTGCGTAACGATAACCCAGACTCCACCCTGAATAACCGCCTGTATAAGGGTCCCACTTAGTGATATAAAGGTTGCCGTTATAGGTCCCACCAGTAATGTCAAGAAGTCCGTTCCAGTAGTATTCGCCCGGAGTTCCGGTCGCCCTATACGGTCCAATCTTCGGTGAGTTGGGGTAAACACCGTTAACCCAACCGCCGCTTCCTCCGGGTGACAGTCGAGCCGACTGCATCCCAGACCAGCCGTTATAAATTCCGTCGTCAACTTCACCGTATTGGCAGTTGTAGCCACCGTAGGAAGTGCTGAAGGCCCTGCCTATATAAGCAAAGCGACCGTTGTTCATCCCTGCGCCACTAACGTATCCGCCGAAGTTCGTCGGGTTCGCATAGATCTGAACGGGGTAGTAGTTGCTTGATGAAGTAGTCGGGTTCATGTTAAAACCCGTAGCTGGATCAATCGGCATCATGATTGCGTTGTAACTGCTGAAAGCTGTGATATAGCCGTAATAAACGTGAATTGCCGAAACTTCATCCGGTGACACATACAACTTCATGTCAGTGTTGGCGTAAGTTTCTTGACCACTTTGAGCGAACTGCTTGTCGCCAGCCGTGTCACCAAACCATTGAACCGCATACGACGAATCCAGTTTCGCTCGCCACGCATAAGCGGTGCTAGAAATCCTGTCGCCCGAAATATAAAGATTATTTCCGGCAACTTGTAGCCCCATCAGCCGAATATCTTGTTGAGCGCCGCCGCTCTCAACATCGAAACGGTTGTTATTAACTAAGCCACTTCCGTCCGACTGGACCTTAGCGATAGCCCCTGTATACATTGAAGCGCTGGAGTCTCTGGTGGTGCATGAGATGTAGATGTTGTCGCTTGAATCAAGTGCGATCTGACCGTTGCTAGAGGCGTCGCCAGAGTCGGTATAGATACCCGGATTCCAAGTAGCGAACCAACCCCCAAACGGAGCAGGCCAAATGCCGTCACGCACCGATTCAGCGATCTCCCCCAACGACCACACACCCGGCGCAGCACTAGTAGTGGGAAGGTTCTGTGGCCCTATCACAGAGCCGTTCTCACCGTAACCCGGAGCAGCCATTAGCGTGCAGCAATCTCGTCGTCAGTTAAACCAAGCGCTTTAAGTTTCGCATCACCAGAAGCCTTGTCCGCTGCTCGTTTAGCTTCAACGGCTTCTTCTTCTTCCCTCCGGGCTTGCCGTACTTCATCTTTAGCTTGCCGTTCAGCTTCTTCTTCAGCAGTTAGTTCTCGGTGTATTACTTCACCCGTCGTGACGTTAACAATCGTTGCAGTAGCCATAATTTCTCCTAGACCGTGTTCTTAATTCCGTACAGACGCACCGTACTATTTTGTGCGAATTCCGCTGCGCTGTCATGGACTTTCAGGTTTATTTCAGTGACAGCAGTAGTTTCGCCCCACTGGTAGCCACCAAACCCAGAACAACACTGACTTGAAGTAGTAGGAAGCGACAAAGCGTTGACCACAACTTCAGTTGGCATACTCGTATTCGAGTAACCGTTGATATAGAACTGGAACCCGAACCAATAATTTGATTCGTTTGAAAGGTTCCCCCAACTGGATTCGTCAAGAGAGACAGTTCCGCTACCACCATACATATTTTCGGATTGGGCCGTGAAGGTAGTGGCGTCGTTGCACTTCCAAATCAGTTGTGTCCAACTCGTATTTGTTGAACTATTAAAGTTCAAACCCAGTTTCGAGTTACCTGCCGAAGTGCTATAGCCCTCAACGAATAACGACAAGTCATCGTAGCTACCGGAGATACCTGACAGCGTGATCGTTGCGTCACCGTAAGCAGAGGTAACTGTGTAACTGCTGAGAAGATCATATGTTCCTGCCACAGTTCCTCCTTAACCTTTGAATCCGTAAAGCGTTAAACGACTAGTAGTGCTGAAGTTCCCTGACCCAGCCGTAACTCGGAGTGAAGTGACCGCCGCCGTATTTTTCCAAGTACCTGACCACAGTTTCGATGACCCATAAGCGCTGCTCGAAGCGCTGTAGCCGCCATGCGCCCAAATGTTTGTGTAACGGCTCGTGTCGGCGTAACCAAAAATAAGACACTCAACCATTGGGTTGATAAGGCTATTCACCGAAGTGCCTATCGAATCAAGTAGATACATATTTGCCGTAGTGGCGTTTCGGTATGCGGCGATAGTTGTGCTGTTCGTAAACCCTGCACGCTGCCACTGATAGTTCGATCCAGAGTCAATCGTGCCCCCTGTTCCAAAATTTATTTCAAACTGTTCAAGCACAGTGGCCCGAGTCGAAGCCATGTTGCCGATCAAACACAAGTGGGCATAGGTGGTTGGAATATCCTCCATGTCAATATAGGAAGGGTTCCCAGCACCCGTAACAGTTTTGAGAGCGAAATATCCTTCTTTTGCCATTAGCTGCTGCTCTTTATCCCGAACATCGTGAACGTAGTACCAGCTTCAATAATTCGACTCCACTCACTAACAAACTTGATTGATGTCAAAGGGCTGCTATACGACTGAGTATTCATTCCGTATTTGTCATACCAGTAGCCTGACTGACCGCTTGGGCCAAGAGGCTGACCGGGAATGCCAGACCCGGAAAGGGTGTGACCGACGTGGTAGGTGTTGGTGTTGATGTTGGTCCAGCGTTGCCTATTAAACATGCCGTTTTGATATTGGGTGTAACCCATATAAAACGGTTGGCTGGTATACATAAGGGCCGAAGAACTAGCCGAACTCGAAGTACTAGACCCATCAGAATAAAGCCAGTTGACGGAGTAGTTGTTAGCGGCTTCGCCGTTCGTTTCGATCTCTAACAGCCACGAAATACCGGGCGTCGAATCACTAGTAGCTGGCACCCAACTAACAACAACTTCGATGTTGTCGTATGTTGACGTGGGGATAGTTCCAAACTCAACGCTAGTTGTTGAGCTACCAGAAACAGTTTCTTTGGCTATGCACTCAAACACGCCAGAAAGAGGAGCAGGCCAAGTGCCAGCTCCCACATTCTCCGCAAGCTCACCTATCTGCCAGACACCAGACGCAGCGCTAGAAGTCGGAGCAACCTCGGCTCCGATCCTACTCCACGTCTTACCAGCGGAAATACCCGTCATAGAATCAGGTAATTTCTAATACAGAAATCGACAATTCTATAAGCGAACTAGCTGTAGACTTAACCTGCAAATAATCTCCACTTTCAAGGACGAGCTTACCAGCGATAAGACCTACCGCCGCTTTCTCTGGAACAGATAACTCTTTCACTAAATCAGTTTTAACTGTACCAGATGCGTCATACCAGCAGAGATCTACAGCTTGAGCGCCAGTAGTCACGTTAGTAGCTTGCGCCAACAACACAATAGCTATGTCTGTTGCTGCTCCTGTAGGAGCGGTATAAACAGTTGCCAAAGTATTGGTAGCCGCCGCCCGAGCGTTTTTGAATGTATTAGCCATAAGTTATTGCTCCTACGATAAGGCCAAAATGAGGGGAATAGCTGACTCTGCGGCTTGCCACTCACTAGTACCGCCAGCGGTACAAGTAAGCACATGACCCACAGTTGTCGGTGTCGATGAACCAATCCCCATTTTTGTTTGTATAGCCACCGACGACTCGTTCACATTGACATGCATTTCGTCATGCAAAAAGTTCGTAGCATCAAGCTCAGTCGAGCTAGTAATAGTGTTCGGGAGATTTCCGCCCGTGGTGAGTACGTCTAACGACGTTGGAAAATTCGTTGCCATTTCATCCCTCCTACGGGGTTAGATCCAAAGTAAAGATGCCGGACGCATTCCAAACAATTTGGAACGTACCCGACGTAGTTGAAAAGTTCCCACCGAAATCAACATAAGCAATCAAAGGATCGTTAGTTTCACTGGTGTTATATATCACAGCAGCAGCAGCGTTAGTGATTGTGCTTGCTGACCAAGTGACATCAGCGGCGTCCCAAGTAATTGTGCCACTACTAATAGTAAACGTCACACTGGTTAAGGCTTCACCGCCAGCGGTGTAACCTGCACCCACAATTTCGCCGCTGACATCAGTCTTAACTGAATCAGTGTCAAAGTTAGGGGTGTACGACGAGTCAACCAACATGCACTTAAAGCGCCCTGCGGTTGTATCATCAAAATCTATTGCAAAGTTAGTTGTTTGCGTCAAGTTGTTTTTGAACGGCAAACAGTAAAGGCCACTAGCCACGGTTAACTCCTCCGGTCCCAGTTATGGGTTTAGGTCGGATAGTTACGTTTCCGTCGCTGCTTGATCCGGCCATTATCGTTTCCCCTTCTTTCGGGTGTTAGTAACTTTTTTCCCTGTTTTCTTTGCATAAGCATTAGCAGCTTTCCGCCCTGCGGCAGAGTAACTGAAATGTCTATTACCAACTTTCGGCATTAAATCCAACCTTTAGTAGTTACGTTAAGCGTAGCAAAGAAATAGGAGGTAATGGGAGGGCCAAGGGAAAGGGGGAACCTTGACCCTCCCAAACCTATGCGTCAAACCTTTAGAGGCTTGATGAGCTTTCTACACGCTGGAGGCAATCTTCACGGAAGCGCCCATATCCACACAAGTGGTACCAGCCCACTGACACGAACCTGCGAAGGTAGTCAGTTGTAGGTCCGTACACGATTTGTGGTTGCTCACCGAAGCCGGGGGCACGGGAGAACGCTTTTGCGAGAGCCTGACGGCCCGCAATCACAGTGTCGTATACGTCGATAGCGCCAGCACCAGCACCAGTTTGGATGTGTGCGCGAGGGTTCTCAATGAACTCTACGCCACCCCATGTGCCGATTGAACCGTTGCGGACAGCTTGGCCGTCTTGACGGATCTGGTATGCAATTACGTCAGTTACCGCAGTTTGGCTACGAAGGTCAAACGCTACGTTAGGGTGAATCATCCCAACATAGTTGCCGTTCTCAAAGCCCGGAGCAGAAGCGGTACGCAGCTTCGCAGCAGCGGTACGAGTCTGGTCAGCGGTAATGTCGTCACCTGCTTGAATGTTAGCGGTAGCTGCACGACCCGCAGGCAGAATTTCGTTGGTGCCACCGGCTGCAACAGCAGCAACAACCTGATCGAGCGAGTCAACCATGTTGTAACCAATAACGTTTGCAGCGTCAG